CGTTGGCCGAAACACCGAAGCCTGACGATTCTGGACCCGTAGGAGCGGACTCCGTCCGCGATTGGTTTGGCTAGACGGATGTGGGGGCAGGGAGCTTCGTGATTGCGTTTCATGCCGAACGGTGATGCCGCGCGAGAAAAATCCCAGGCCGGACATGAGATAAATCAGGGCTCTAATAGTTTTAGAGTTTGCAAAGGAATCGCAGGATTCCCACTCTTGGAGTGTTGCCCTTTTCCAAATAGTGGGAGCCCCCGCCGACGCGGACACCCAGCCACATGAGCCATGCCCGCCATCGCGCGACACCCTCGGCGCGCAGACGAGTCATGAACCGGCTCATGCTGGCCAGCCCTCGTCGAGCATGGCCTGAGTGAAGCTGCCGGCCTCAAGCGCTGCAAGTAGTTCGGCTTCGCGGTCGAAACAGGCCTGGACGTGGGCGCGCATGTCCGATGCCATCGCGATGATCTGCTCGGCGGCAAGGGTGACGAAGCCCTCGCCGGTCTTCCAGCGGCACGTGTAGTTCGGATCAAGCACCGCCGCAAGCGCGGCACCAGTGACCAGGGCTTGGCTGTCGCGGTCGGTAGGCACGTGGGTGCCCTCGGCGGTAATGCCGGCGGTTTCGGCCTGGTAGCGGCGGGCGGCGATGTCGCGGGCGCAGCGCGCCGGGCTGTTGTCAGTCGCAGGGCTTTTTAGGACAGGGCGACCATGGCTGTCCATCACGACACATTTTCCAGCCGCCAGGCCTTCGAGCAGAACGCGATGTTCGTCGTCGCTGATCTCGACGGCATCGGTCGGGATAGCGCCACCGTGTATGGCTAGGGAGTAGAAGGCTCCCGTAGAGGATGCGTAGTACATGATTGAGTCCTCAGCGGCCAATGGCCATCCATTTGATGACTGCTCCACTCACCGCCGTCGACCAATAGAGCGTCATGCCATTTAGCGTGACCGATGGCAGTCCGATATTGGCGGTGTAATTCCCTGTCTGTCCGGAGGTTGGTGAAACCATTTGATGGTCACACGAGACTGGAAAAGCGATTGGGAATGTCACTGCGGCAATGCCACTGGAGTTTGTCGAAGCAAACCCCCATTGGATTATCAAGCCCCCCAACCAGCTGGGAAAGGCAATGAAACCATTGGGAGATAGCAGGGCAGAGAAGCCCGCGCGCAATTTTTTTGGCGTAACGATGGTGGCGTCGTCGGTTCCCGCCACAACCTGTGCTTGGCTTGCAGTCTTGGCGATGCCGAGAATGGATTCAGTAGCCTGAACCACATTTGCGGCTATGGCCTGGAACACACGTAGAGATGTCATCGGAAGGGTGTGATCTGTCCCCGCCACCGCCTCTTCTTGGCTCGGTAAGGCGATTCCGTAACCTCCAAGCGTAGTCGGCTTGCCAGTGGTGATCTTCGACCAGTCCAGGTTCGGGATGTCAGCTGCAACCATTGCAGCCCCCGCCGTGACGCGCCCGTACTGATCAACAGTGACTTTCGGATATGTCCCCGCCGTCACCCCGCTTGTGCTGAGCGCGACCTGGTTCCCGCTAACACTGATGCCAGTCCCCGCGGTGACGGTGCCGGCACCCGCGAATTGCGTGAAAGTCACGGCCGTGCTGCCCAGTGTGCCACCCGAGTCGATGGTGCAAACCCAGCCGGTGTCGGCGTTCGTCGTCCCCTTCTCGACGAAGACGAATGCGGAGATCAGTTCGTTCCAGGTGTCGGCGTCGGTAACACGAGTCCAGGCGCCGGCCGCACAGAGGTAAATGCCATTCTGGCTGGTAGTGGTCTGGTTCTTCACGAGAACGCGAGCACCGGCGGTTACCGCTACGCCATCGATGGTTTGCGTGCCCGACAGGGTAATGTTCGCGGTAGTCGCGACCAGTACTGAGGTTTTGACGTCGAGGCCACTGACCAGGTTGTCGACGTATTGCTTGGTAGCGGCTTGAAGCGCTGCTGTCGGATCTCCGCCGAGGGTGACCTGTGCCCATGAAGGCGTCGCACCGCTATGGATCGACTGAGGCAACGAGAACACCACGTTGCCGGTGGAGCCCGACACGGTAACTTGGTTAGCGGTGCCAGACACCGACAGCACACCCGTGTTGGCAAGCGTCGGGTTACCTGCCACTCCGTCGCCATTGCTGACACTGAGGCCAGCCCCAACAGCGATGCTCCGGGCTGCAACGGTACCGACGCCGGTGTTGACGTAGAAGCCTGCCGTCGTGAGTGCGGCCAGGGCCGTAAGGTCGGAGTCCAGCGGCTGGGCATCGCTGATGCCGTAGCCGGCCAGCGTGGTCGGCTTGCCGCTGGTGATCTTCGACCAGTCCAAGGTCGGGATGTCGGCCGCGGCCAGTGCGGCGCCGGCGGTGACCAGGCCCTTGGCGTTGACGGTGACCTTTGCGTAGGAGCCAGCAGTGACACCGCTGTTGGCCAGGGTGAGCGCAGCGGTGACGTTGGCGCTACCGTTGAACGATACGGACCAGGATGCATCGCCGGTGATTGCCAGCGAACGGGCAGTAGCCAGCACCGTGGCCTTGCCGGCGGCTGTGGTTCCGGACTCCAGGGCGTCGACGTGCTGCTTGAGGTAGACGGTCCTGTTGGCCAACTGCTTGGCCTGCAGGTTGTCGATGCCATCCGGTCCGCCAAGTACCGGGTCAGTGGTTTCCAGCTGGTAGATTCCCGCCGTCCAAGACGCGGATTCGCTCAAAGTGGCCATCAGGCACTCCCTCTGTTGTATTGGCCATTGCGGTAGATCAGGCCGTTGTGGCGGTTGGCTGCAGCCTGGAAGTCCAGGCTGACCAGCCGGCACCGAGCCGGCGCGTGGTCGATCAACGCACGGCGCAGAGTCACGGCCTGGTCATTGGTGATGGGTTGCTGCAGAAATACGCGGTACTGGGCCCAGCCGTTCGGATCGCCATGCCAGTACACGCCGTCGCGCCTGGTGCTACCGTCCCGCAGCTGGCCGCTGAGGCCTTCCACGATGTCGATCTCGCCGAAACCCAAGCGCCGTACCACTTCGCGGACCGCCCAGGGGGTACCTTTGAAGCGATGCAGGCTGACTGAGCCCTTGATCAGGCTGCGGCGCGCATCCTCGGACTCGGCGAGCTGCCAGGCGGCCTCATCGAGGAGCGAGAACTGGTCGGCCAGGTGCGGCAGCAGTGGAGCCCTCACCTGGTCGACCAGGTAGACCAGCATGGTGCTGAGATCGATCTCGGCGAAGCTCTCCTGGAGCAACTCGCACAAGGCCGAGAAGCGTTCATCGCTGGCTAGCGCGGGTGGCAGAGGCATGTCAACCATCGGTGACACCCATGTCGATCAGCTCGATACCGGTGCAGTTGGCCCACTGATGGGGCTGAACCACGGCAAAGGCTGGAAACTCCAGTTCAGCGCGGTATACCCCGCTCACCTGGAGCGCCGCGATCACTTGCTCGGGGACCACGTCGCGGCCGAAGGCGGCCCTGCGGTCGGCCGCATAGGCTTCAGCAGCAGCCTGGGCGGCAGCTAGGCTGACGCTGCGCTCGGCGGAGCTGAAGAAGGTCAGCCTGGCCTTGATCGACCAGGCCACGACGGCGGGCGCGTAGGTGTTCACCGTGTCGCACAAAGGGCGGATCTTCTCGCCGGAGACCTTTGCCTTGACGTTGGCCAGCATCTCCGCGCTCGGCAGCCCATCCTCCATCAGCACGTAGAGGGCCACATTGCCTTCGGCCGGGCCGTTCGGATCGTCAGGCCCCAGGACCGCCACATCGATGATCGACTGATGCACTGCCAGCGCGTGATAGCGGTATGCGCCTCGGCTGCCGGCATTGGTGTACGCCTCGGGGGCCAGGATGATGCGCTCCCGATAGCGGTCGTCACTTTCTTCATCGGCGCCGCCGCCGGTCACATCGCTGTTGGTGACCGACAGACCGTCGAACGGCAACTCAGGGATAGTGTTGATCTGCCCGACAGCCCACCCATTCCCGCTGCTACCTGGGGTTTCGCAGGTCGCCTTGACCGTGGCCTGGCTCGCACCGGCAGGGATGGATACGTCCTGGTCCGTGGTGAAGGCCACCTTGCCATCGGCGGTGGTTACGCGGGTACCCGCGGGGATCAGGCGGGCCGTGGTCGACACAGGGGCGCTGAACAGCAAGGGGCTGCCGGCGGCCTTCGCCAGCAGGCGCGGAGTGCTGACCAGGTCGCCCAGGTAGTCCAGGATGGGCGCGGAGCTGTAGCGCACCAGGAGCTGCTCCCCGGCATGCTGTATTGCAGCGAGGATCAGCGACTTGGCGTAGGCCACCTGGTCGATGAACAGGCGCTCGACCTGCGCAGGGTACAGCGTTTTGCCCGACTTCTCTTCGTAGCGTTTGACCAGGTCAGCCTCAATGGCAGCCGGATCGATGCTGACGAACTCAGGCGGCGGCAGTGTCGCCATAGCTCACCTCCGTCAGCTGGGAAACCCCATTCGCAACCCGCCACTGCACCCGCAGGGTGATCTGCTCCGCCTCGATGCCGATCAGCACCTGCTCGACGGTTACCCGGGTTTCCCAGCGCCGGATGGCCTCGACGGATTCGCGCACCAGGTGCGGAGTGGCACGGTTGATCGGCCAGTCCAGGTAGTCGAACAGCCGGCTGCCGAACTCCGGCCGATGCGGGTCGGCGCCCAGCGGCGTGGTCAGGATGATGCGGATGGCCTGGTCGATATCGCGTAGTCCGGTGACGACATCACCGGGCGTGCCGAGGGCGGGCTGCCAGTGGGCAGAGGTAATGCTGGTGTAGGAAATGGGCGTGGTCATGTGCCCATATTGTTTGCTTATACTTTGAGCAGCTTTTAATCGACTTTAAAGAGAGCGTCAGTGCACCTCCAGGAGACAAGATGCAAATAACACCTCCGGCATTCCGCAGCCTGCGGTTCAATTGCCCTCACTGTTTAGCCTACGCACATATGAATTGGCAGAGGCTTCGCAATGACCGAGGATCAACACCGGTCTATCAGGCCATATGCCCATGCTGTAACAGCTTTAGCCTCTGGGTTGGCTCTAACTATGACCTAGAGCTGGACGACTACAGCGATGCAGCCATTGCGTATCCCCAGAGCTGCTCAGTACCACCTGCCAGCCCTGATATGCCTGCAAGTATTGCTGCTGACTTTGAGGAGGCACGTCAGGTGTTCAGCGTTTCACCACGAGCATCTGCAGCCCTGCTTCGGCTTTGTATACAGAAGCTGTGCGAACACTTGCTGCAAGAGCAAGGGGACATCAACAAGCAAATCAATAAGCTTGTTCAGAATGGGCTTCCCAAAAGAATCCAGCAGGCTCTAGATACCGTTCGTGTCATCGGAAATCATGCGGTACACCCCGGAGTAATGAGCCTGGAGGATCGGCCAGAGCTGGTTGCACCGCTCTTCGGGATCGTAAACCTGATCGTCGAAAACCAAATCACCACTCACACACTGATCGACGAACTATTCAATGGGTTACCTGCTGGAGCCCGGGAAGCCATTGAGAAACGAGATACTCCCAAAAGCTAATGGGTGTGATGGTTAGAGTTGCCACCGACATCCATCACCGTCCCCGTTGCAGCGATATTGCCATTCACC